ACGGCAGTCCCTCCTGCGCACGGCGTCCTGGACCCCGTCGAGATCTCACAAGAAGTCCTCGACCGCACGCAGATCATCCTGGACAAGTACGAACAGGGAGAGCGTGCCATGCCAGTCTTCAAGGCGCACCTCAAGGACGAGCCCACCTCGTTTAAGAAGATCGCAGCCAAGAAGACGCGTCTCTTCGGCGGAGCCCCCGTCGACTGGGCACTCGTTGTGCGAATGTACCTGCTGTCTTTCATCCGTTTGGCGCAGAACAACCGCTTCATCTTCGAGTCTGCCCCCGGCACCATCGCGCAATCGTCCGAGTGGGGAGAGATCCGCTCGTACCTGACGCACTTCGGCACCGACCGCATCGTCGCGGGCGATTACAAAGCCTTCGACAAGACCATGCCACCTGAGTTCATTCTTGCGGCCTTCGAGATCATCATCGAAGTTTGTCGCGCAGCCGGCTACACGGAACAGCAGCTGCAGGTGGTGTGGGGCATCGGCGTCGACACGGCCTACCCACTTTACGACTTGAACGGGGATCTCGTCGAATTCTTTGGGTCAGAGCCTTCCGGCCACAACCTGACGGTCATCATCAACGGCTTAGTCAACTGTCTGTACATGCGCTACACGTACATCGTCCTCAACCCAGAGCACGAGGCAGAGTCCTTCAAAGACAATGTTCACCTCATGACTTATGGCGACGACAACGTACTGGGCGTGTCACGCACCGCGAGCTGGTTCAATCACACCGAGATCCAACGGGTCTTGGCGGACCATGGCGTGACGTACACGATGGCGGACAAAGAGGCCGAATCGGTACCGTACATCCCCATCAGGGACGTGTCGTTCCTCAAGCGCTCCTGGCGCTACGACGCGGACCTCCAAGACTTCACGTGCCCACTAGAGCACGAGTCCATCGAGAAGATGCTCATCACCTGCGTAGCATCGAAGTCGGTCTCCCGCGAATACCAAGGCATTTCAGCCATCAGTAGCGCGGTGCAGGAGTACTTCTTCTACGGTAAGGAAGAGTTCCACAAACGATCTGCTCTCCTCGCGACCATTGTCGTCGAGTCTGAGCTGCAGGCCTTCGTGGAGCCCAGCACCTTCCCCACATGGTTTACCCTAGCCGAGCGGTTCAAGAGTTACGGCGCTCCCAAGCGTTGGAACGAGCAGCTAGACAAAGGTCGCCAACGGGTCGCACGGCAGCCCCGGGAGCCCAAGAGCCCCAAAAAGCCAGAGCAATTGCCAGCAGCTTTGGAAGAAGCAGCAACGGATGATGACCTTGACGTGGTCTTCATTCCTCAATCGGACGTCAACAAGAACAACCAAGAGGACCTGGCGCGCTGTGGAATGCGCCAGCGCCGTGTCGAGCCCCGAAATGGCCCGACCCTTGCAGGAGGTACCTGCGACTCCCGTGCCCAGGCACGCACGGTGAGACCATTTTTGCCACCCGTCTCGAACCCGCACCTGTACGAAAAGCAGAGTGACGAATCCACCCCCATGGAAACGTCCAGTGCCACTAACGAGACCACCCAGGAGACAGTGAGCTTCATGGACGAGGGTACAACGTACGCGACTGGCACCGCCGCCGCGCACCCCTCTTCAGCTACCGCCGATGCCCTTTCGGGTGCGGAGCTGGGAGACTTCCTCGGCCGCCCCGCCCAAATCGCTTCCTTCACGTGGAGCCAGAGTGATGTGGTGGGCACGACGCGCAGCTACAACGTGTGGCAGAACTTCTTCAACAACGCGGCCATCCGGCGCAAGCTCGAAAACTTCGCCTGGCTGCGGTGCGATCTCAAGGTGAAGATCATGGTCAACGCGTCCCCGTTTTATTATGGAGCGATGCTTGCCACGTACCAGCCCCTGCCCAACTTCAGTCCTTCGACCATTGTCAACGACACCGGCACGCGCTACTTCATCCCCCTCACGCAACGCCCGCACGCGTGGATCTACCCGCAGAACAACGAGGGAGCAGAGATGACTCTTCCGTTCTTCTGGCCCAAGAACTGGCTGTCCACCCTGAGCAACGCCGACTTCGCGGACATGGGCACGCTGTCGCTCGTCAGCTTCACGGACCTCCTCAGCGCAAACGGAGCCACAGGCTCGGGCGCCACGTTCACGATCTACGCGTGGGCGGAGAACGTCACGTTGAATGGACCCACTTGCGGTCTGATCATGCAGGCCAAGGACGAGTACGGGAAGGGGCCCGTCAGTTCCGTGGCGTCGGCGATCGCCGCAGCCGCCAAGAGCCTCGCGGGCATCCCGCTCATCCGCCCCTACGCCACTGCCACTCAGATGGGGGCCACCGCAGTCGCCCAAGCCGCTACGGCGCTAGGTTTCTGCAACACGCCCGTCATTGAGGACACACGCCCAGTTCGAGCCGGCGCAGTTCCGGTCTTTTCATCCTCAGAACAAGGCTATCCTCTCGACAAGCTCACACTTGACCCCAAGAATGAGCTGACCGTTGACCCTTCGGTGGTCGGGTGTGGGCCCCACGACGAGCTCACGATTAGCCACCTCGTGCAGAAGGAGTCATTCCTGTGCAGGACCACGTGGACGGGCACACAGACGGTCGACACGCTTCTCTTCCAGTCAGGCGTCACGCCCGTCATGTTTGACATGGACGACCTCACCCAGGCTAAGCTCTACCTCACGCCTCCAGCGTGGGTGGCGCAGATGTTCCAGTACTGGCGCGGCGACGTGATTTTCCGTTTCCGCTTCATCGCCACACAGTACCACCGTGGGCGCGTGCGCATCGTGTACGACCCCAGTGGTAACTCCGCGCAGAACGTGTCCAACCAGACCAGCACTCAGGTCCCGTGCTTCAATGAGGTCATCGATCTCACCAAGGACACTAATGTGGAGGTGCGCGTGCCGTACTCCCAAGCGCTTGCCTGGTCGCGGGTAATCGTGCCCACGTCGAGCACTCAGCTTCCCTGGACAACGAGCACAACGAGCACGTTTGAGCATGTGCCGGGCTTCACTAACGGATCCATCGTCATGCGCGTCGTGACGGCGGTCACGGGCCCTACGTCAACTGTCTCGATCCCCATCCTCGTCTCCGTGCGCGGCGCCCCGAACCTCGAGTTTGCAGGCCCCGCAGCCATCCAGGCGCGGTACTCGCTCTTCGCCCCCCAGTCGGGTGACGAGTACGAGGTGACGCCCTCCATCGCCGTCACCACGGGAGGCCCCAGCCAGACCGACGACCAGAGGTTCCTCGTCAATCACGGCGAGTGCATCTTCTCTCTGCGCCAGCTCCTCCGCCGCTACTCGTGGTCTACTTTCGTAGGTGGTAGAACCAACTCCGACGTGCGTCTCACGAAGTACGAGTTTCATCGTCTGCCCCGAGCGTACGGGTATGACCCCGCGGGCGTGCACAAGGCCAAGGGTCTTGTCACGACCGCGACGAACTTCTCGTTCAACAACGCAGCCAACCATCCTCTGACCTGGGTCTCAACCGCTTTCATCGGCACTCGAGGCTCGGTCAACTGGACGGTTTTGCCCGTCACGACGAACACGCTACCGAGCGCTTGCTCACAGCTCACTGTTGGTCGCCTCACGGGTGTGGCTAGCTATGGGGTCAACATCGCGGCCTTCCCAGCTGCATTCGACACCCAGCTCGAGTCGGCCCTCTCCATGTACCTCCTCGGCAACCGCAAGTTCTGCAACAGTGGAGGCGTGGCGCTCACGGCACCGCAGACGAACGTCGCGGTCAACGTGAGTTGTCCCATGTACTCCGCCTACAAGTTCCAGACCACGGACAAGTCCAACATCTCGGCATCGACAAGCCAGGACGACTCCGTCATCCAAGCGTTCCGCGCGGAAATGCTCACTGCAAACACAAGCATGTGCGCAATGGACCTGTGGGCCGCGGCAGGCACCGACTTTGGCCTTCACTTCTTCCTGAACGTCCCCACGTACCACGTGTACTCGGGCGTCCCGGCGGTGGCGAACGGCTAAGTCCACAACAAACAATTACCCTTAAAAACTCTCGCCTAGAATGATGAGAGCATATTCCCGCATGGTGGGAAGGGTGCCCTACTCCTGACATAAGGAAAGGGATTTAAAGCACATATGTGCGTTATCGATATAACTCAAGTAGTTTCTTCTGGCGCACTACGCGCTAGAATAGAACCGACCGTTAAGATCTCGTCTTAAAACGAGACCCCTGATAAAAGTTCGAAAATTTTAGCTTGAGCACTAATCATGACGTTTTCAAATGCTGCAGAGCCA